GCCAACATCTTTAGTGTTTGGTCAGAAAGATCAGCAATGTTGCCAGTAGAAAGTGCCTCTAATTCTGCATCAGATAGGGCATTAAGGTCTAATTTGCTCATTTTGCAACCTTTTTACGTTGTTCAAGTATGGCACGAGCTTGTGCGGCATAGTCTCCTGCACTAGGAGTAGCTATATTTGCACCTGAAAACTCAGGGAATGCCAATGCTTGATCGACACGAGCCTTGTCATAGCCAGGATTACTATAAGCAATCTTGCGTTGCGCTTCAATCTCTGAATTAGCTTTATCTGTTGAAACTTTCTTAATGGCAAGAAGTGTTTTCTTCATCTTCTCTTGTGTATCAAGAGTTGGAGTAGAAGTAAACAACTTAGCCAAATAATCAGCCGTTCCACCAATCAATGCAGGATCAGCACCAGCCGCTAACAATTCTTTTTGACTTAGATCACCACTACCAGAAATAGCCCTTGCAAACTGAGTTTGTGCGGCTCTGAACGATGTAAAGTTATTTGTATCAATAGAGTCCTGAATGTTAACCAAAGCGTTATCAGCAGCAAAAACTGCTTTAGATTGAGGCTCAATAGTGCGCTGAACACTTGCCCTAAATGCTGGAATATCTATTAGTTGTTTATCACCAGGCAATACATTGGTAATCGTAGTGCCTTTTGCTTCGCCCTTGGCTTTGATAATTGCTTGAACTTGAGCTAACTGCGGAGAACCAGGTGGCAAAGTTGCCGCATATTCTTGAAGTTTTTGAATATCAGTTTTTGTATCTGCCTTTTCGCCTTTAGTTGTCAAGCGTCTTAATTCTGCCAAACGAGTGTTTAATAGATTCTTAGCACGAGTACGCTCTGGGTCTGCTGGCAATTCTTCAATGCGAGTAAGCGTATCTTCCAAAGTAGCAATCTCATTGGCAATCTGAATGTCTGGTGGGACTGCTTGTTGACGCTCACGAGCCGCTTGTGCCAAAGATGCTTTACCTGCTGCCAAACGCTGTTCTGTTTGAGCCATCTCACCCTGTGCTTTACGATAATAATCTGCAAGAGCCATAGCACCTTGATTGTCACCTGCTTGAGCCAACATCTTGATGCCTTGCATCATAGATTCAGGATTAGATTGGTCTATCTGTTGAAAGATAGCATTTCTAGTGCTAATTAACTTTAGTTGTGGGTCTTCTATGCCCAAAGCACCCGCAAAGCCACGACCAAGTTGACCAACACTTGCACCCAACTGAGCACGAGCCGCAGCACCAGGATCGAGTTGAGCTAATTCATAGCCCCTTTTTAAGTCTTGTTGGTACTGTTGCCCCTGATACATTTCAGGAGTCATGCCGAAAAGACCTTCTACTATACTTGCCATGATGATTCCTTACGAAAATAGACCGCCAAACACATTACCAAGTGATTGACCAAACATAGCATTAGGATTGCCTGCTGCCATCAATGCTTGAGCATAAGGATTAGCGGTAGCGTTTGCACTTGTTCCCAAGGCTGTACTCAATCTAGCACCGCCTAATCCCAATTCGCCAACCCTTGCACCTGCTGTTGCCGCTTGTTGAGCCAAATTCGTACCCATCGTAAATGGTTGTTGTGCCAAAGTTTCTAAATTTTGCACTTGTCCCAAAGCAGTTGTATATGGGGCATAGGCTTGTTGTTGACCGCCATAGTAGTTGCCCATTGTTTGTGCGCCTTGACCTAATAGACTTGAACCAAACAAAACATCCCTCTGACCCAATTGTTGGGCATTAGCCGCTAACTCAGCCTCTTGTCTAGCACGAGCGTTGTACAGAGCCTGTAACTCGGGAGATGCAGCACCTAAATTACCACCTTGAGCCACCGACAATCCTAATCGACCTTGGTTTCTAAGTCTTGTCTCTATGTTGGCTAACTCTAAATCTCTTCCTGGTTGCAAGAGAGCCATTTGACTCTTCAAGTAATTTGCCGCAACTGCTTCAGGAGTTTCAGCAAGATAGCCTTGACCAAGTTTAAACAAACTCTGTGCGCCTGTTTGTAGTGGCTCAAAAGCCTTTTGTGCGCCTTCTGCCTGTGTCAGACCTTGACCCGCCAAAGTTATAAATCGGTCTTGAGCATTTTTAGCTTCAGGACTTAGTGTGTATCCTGCGCTAGTCAATTGACCTGTTACTGGATCAACTTGGAACTGTGAAGTACCAAATCTAGTAGTCATGCCAATGGGTCTAAACTGAGCCGCAGTTTTAGCTGCAACAGTCTCAGCATCAATTCTTTGTTGAGCCGCAAGAGCCGCTTCTTTAGATTGTTGCATCTGAAGCAAATTACCCGCAGTACCTAGTCCACCAGAAAGCAGATTAGCTAGATTATTTACATTTAATCCTGTACCAAGTCCTGTTCCCACACCAGTTGTCAACGCACCTGTTCCTAATGTTCCCGTACCTAAACCAGTTACACCACCAGTTACACCAGTTCCTGCGCCTGTACCCAACAAAGTTGTACCAAGTCCAGAACCTGTAAGAACTCCAGTTCCCGTCAAAGCACCCGCACCAGTTCCAAGCAAAGTAGAGCCAAGACCTGAGCCTGTCAAAACACCAGTTCCAGTTAATCCTGTACCCGCTGTAATTCCTGCGCCTGTACCTAAAGTTCCCAAACCCGCAGTTCCCAAAGTTACTCCTGCACCTGGTGCGCCACCAAGACTTGCTAAGCCTGATGAACCGCCAAGACCAGTAGTGCCAGCTACTGTAAGTCCTGTACCAGTACCCATTAAACCCGCACCACTAGTACCAAACAAAGCCGCAGACTCAGCCGCAGTCAAAGCACCAGTTCCCGCAGGTATGCCACTTAATCCCGCTAGATCAGAACCAATAACTCCTGCACCGCCCAAAGTACTGCCAGTTCCATACAAGGAAGCGGCTTCAGCCGCAGTTAACGCTCCTGTACCTGCGGGGATTCCACTTAGACCCGCCAAGTCTGAACCAATTACACCTGCTGTACCTAAACCAGTTGCGCCTGTCCCATATAAGGCGGCTGTTTCTGCCGCAGACAAAGCACCCGCACCAGCAGTACCGCCTAATTCAGCTAGTGTTAAACCTGTTGTTCCCGCACCTGATGCCGCACCACCTAACAAGCCTTCAAAACCACCTAAACCATAAACTGCACCTGCCAATGCCGCCAGTTTAAGAACATCACTCTTTAAAGTGCTAGAAGATGCACCTTGTGTGTAAAAAATAGGCTTACCTTGTGCATCAAAGTTAACACCAAAACCAGTATTACCTTTTCCTTCATATGATCCAGACCAAAGATTTCCACCAGTTCTTTCACCATAACCAGAGACTAACTTCTCGCCCGTCATAGCGTTAACAATGCCAGTATCAGTTTTGGTGATCTGTTCAATGTTTGTAACACCACTCTTAGCTAAATCACTTGCCATATACAAGGCAGCTTTTTCAGGAGGTAATCCACCTGTCCATGCTTCAGTTGTACCTTGTGCAAGAATCTGACTAGCTAAATTATTTATATTTTCAGCAGTTTCAGTATTGGGTGCAGCCGCAATATATCTCTCTTGCACAGCCTCAACTGGTACGTTAACTGCGGCAGCCATCATTGCGGGCGTGACACTGAATTCTTGCATAGCCGCAGCAATCTGGGCATCCGACATATTCGGATTAGCAAGAAGAAAATCTACAATTTGTTGACTGGTCACTGCCATGATGTTTACTCCGCTTCTTTAGGAACTTGCGCTTCAGCCTGTTCTTTTATTTTAAGAATCAGAGGCCATACGCCACTAGACGATGGGAGGTTTCCCAAGGTCTGCAATACAAAGTTAATCTCGTTAACGTCTAACTCTAATTTCATGCTTGACCCCAAGGTGTGCCAGTAGCAGTAACAGGGTTCTTCTGCAAAGCAATGTTAGCCGCCAGAGCATCTTCTGTGGCTTGTTTATCAACACCATTAGCCCATATCCAACCAAGCACAGTTTCTTGTGTCAGGTCTGCATAGGGAATAGTTGGTGTGCCATCAGCCCATGAGCAAGTTGAATAGATAGAGGCTGTGTAGTCTCCATCTACTGCTGTGGCTTGCCAGTGTGCAGTTGTTACAAAGCCGTTAGAGACTTCTCTGTCTAGGGTTGAGATTGTCCAATTAGTAGTCATGATATTTCCTTTTAAAGATTAGCGGCAGAAAGACGCTGACGTAGTGATTGAATTTCAGCAACAAGGTCTGCAATGACTTCAGAATTACTTGCTTGCATAGCTTGGTATTTTGGATTTCCATCTGCATCTACTGCGTCTTTTGTTCCTGATACGCTGTTTGGATAAACTTCTTGGAATTCGTGAGCCAAGAAGCCTCTAGCAGATGTGTTGCTTTCTTTCCATTGATAGTCAACTGGCTTGAGAGCATCAATGCGTGAGCCTTGACCTGTCACAGCACCAGTAACAGTTTTCAAACGATAGTCAGAAGTTGTGCTATAAACAACAGCAGAAGTTGAACCTACACGACTGACTGCACCAATAACAGATGAGCCATTATTAAATGCAAGAAATGTTGTATTAGCTGTATTTGCTGATTCGCTAATAATCAATCCATTTACTGCACCATCGTATGAAATGGTTTGTTTTCCAGAGGTAATCGTGCTTGTAGTACCTATTAAGAAGTTACCGCTAGTGTCTATTCTGGCTCGTTCTGTTCCGTTAATCTTAAAAGCAAACGGAGTAGAGCTTGTTGTATCTACATAAGCAACAGAACTAGCCGCACCAAGAACTACACCGCCCTGTGCATTACCAAATTGACCAATAGTCCCTGAAGTAGCACCACCATCAACTTTAAGTCTTGCACCGCTTGTAGATGTTGTTCCTATTGCAAGATTTCCATCTGACCCTAGAGTCATCGCCTGAGTAAAGGTAATGGCGTTTCCTGCTGTGCCTGATGCGGCTGTTAGCCAACGATGCTCTCCAGTAGTCTGTTGGTATGCGGTAGCAAATCCCGTAGTCAAATAAATATTTGTAGGAGTATTGTCGGTGTAATAATTGTCGCCAATCAATGTACTGCCACTACCGCTGGCAATTGAACCCGTAGTGCCAAACTGGAAAGCCTTGCGGGAACTCCACCAAGCACTCGGAGTAACTCCCAAGCCTAGATTGCCTGAGGAGTCTATTCTGGCTCGTTCAACGACACCAGTTGCTTGTGCGTTAGTGCCAAAAGCAAGATAGCCAGCGTAGTTTCCATCTGTGCTATTTTCTTTGCGACCAGTAATATTTCCAAATACTGCAAGACCAGCTACACCGCTGTAATAGCCACCAAGACTGATACCGCCACCAAGGTTAATAGCAGCAGTATCTGTGCTAAATGCTTGAATTTGTTGGTAGTTTCCAATAACTGCACTTGCAGAACGTGCATCAATTCTTGATACTGGCGAACTTGTACCAATACCCAACCCTGTTGAGGTGAGGCGCATACCTTCTGTTGTGCCTTGACCAAATGTCAATGAGCTTGGTGTGAAGCCAACATATCCTGCGTATTGTTCGGTGTAAGTATCATAAAAGCGAATTGCTTGTTGAGCATATGTTGTAGCATTTCCCGCAATCTTTATACCAAGTTGTGTGCTTGCAGGAATATTTCCGTAAACATAAAACCTACTTCCATCTGCAACAGATAAAGAATCACCTATTTGTGCGCTAGTTCCGTTGTATGTAAACCCAGACCCAGTAGCCAATGCACTAGAACTAGATGCGTACACCACACCGCCTGATGTGAATGATGTTAGGTTTGTACCGCCATTGGCAGTAGGTAGTGTTCCTGTTACTCCAGTTGTCAACGGCAAACCAGTTGCATTAGTCAATGTTGCGCTTGTTGGAGTTCCTAGAATAGGGGTAACAAGTGTCGGGCTTGTTGCAAAGACGTTAGCACCGCTACCAGTTTCATCGGTCAAAGCAGCCGCTAGGTTTGCACTTGATGGAGTGGCTAGAAAAGTTGCTACATTAGTTCCTAGACCTGATACACCTGTAGCGATAGGAAGACCTGTAGCGTTCGTTAAGGTTGCGCTAGTAGGTGTTCCAAGGATAGGTGTTACTAAGGTAGGAGAGGTAGCAAATACTGCTGATCCTGTTCCTGTCTCGTCTGTCAAAGCACCCAAAAGGTTAGCGGAACTAAATGAACCCAAAGAGGTTGCATTGCCAACAGAAGTGATTGCACCTGTTAAGTTAGCGTTAGTAGTGACGTTACCCGCAGTCAGACCTGAAGCAGTGCCTGTGATGTTTGTGCCTACCAAAGCAGATGGAGTGCCTAAAGCGGGAGTTACTAGAGTAGGGCTTGTGGCAAACACCAAAGAACCCGTACCTGTTTCATCAGTAACCGCAGAGATCAGATTGGCAGATGATGGAGTACCTAAGAATGTAGCTACGCCCGTACCTAAACCACTCACACCCGTAGAGATTGGCAGACCCGTAGCATTTGTTAAAGTTGCGGAACTAGGTGTACCAAGGGCGGGAGTTACTAGCGTTGGCGAGTTTGACAACACTACATTGGTTGTTCCTGTGCTTGTAGTTACACCTGTACCACCATTAGCAACACCGAGAGTTCCTGTAATGTCAGCAGTAGAAAGGCTTACTGCATCCCAAGAAGCGTTAGTACCATCACTTTGCAGATACTTGTTAGCCGCAGAGGTTTGGCTTGGCAACAAGTTATTCAATGCACCAGCCGCAGTAGAAGAACCTGTACCGCCATCAGCAACTGCTAAGTCTGTGATACCTGTAATCGTACCGCCAGTGATTGCGGCAGACGCATTGTCTGTCTTAGTCGCAATGGCAGTAGCAATGTTGTTGTACTCAGTATCAATCTCAGTGCCTCGGACGACCTTGAGTGGATCGCCAGGCGTGAGGTTGTCTTTGGTAGCGAAATTAGTGCTCTTTGTGTAATTTGACATATTAGGATATCTTTCCGTTCTTAGACTGAATCTCAATCTTCTGAATTGACAGTTGAGTGCCGTTGATAGTGGTTTCGTAACCTGTTTGAACAATCTTTCCCGCACCAGATGCACTTACATCTAGTGTCTTAATCAAGAGGCCGCCTGAGTATTGGGCTGTGCCGTATTCAGCAAGGCCATACTCATAGTTTGCTTGGGTAGGGATGTAAGCATTACCCGACAAATAGTTGGCAGCAAAGTCAAAGCCCCACTTGATCGTTACAAACTGGTTAGAACCACCAATAATGATTGTCTTAATTCTCTTGAGAATAGAAATCTGATTCTGATTACCAAGGTCTGCATGATTCGTAAAGTAGCTCAATCGGTAAGTAGAAGTGTTATCTAAGAAACTTCCATACTTGCCAATATAGCCACTTTTACCGATATACAAGTCGCCATTTCTGAGTGAATGCAGAGCCGTAGGTGTAATTGAGTCCCACTTGGTTACTCTGTATGCCCCATCTTGCAATTGCATCTTTGTATCAAAGCAAAATACTTGTGCTGTAATAGGTAGAGTCAACAGATAAAAAGCATTCTTTTCTGAGTAAACAGACTTCAGATTAGCCAAAGTCTCTACCGCTAAAGAACCTATCAAATCAGAACGCACATTTTTTGATAAGTCTCTTAGGGGTGCAGACTTCTCTTGGATAGTCCTCATCAGTGAGCGAACACCTGAATCTGACAAGAAGATTACATCAGTACCGATTGATTGAATAGTGTCCCTAGCAATACATCCTATTGCTCCAACTGTGTCTGACAAGGCAAGAGATGCTGGGGTAGAGGCATTTGAATAAACAAGAATCTGCCTCTTGCCAAAGATAAATAAGAAATCATTGTGAGCCGCTAAACCCATGATTTCGTCAGCACCATTAGGCCAAACCCTAGAAACATCTAAAGTGCCTGAAGTACCGCCTGACCATACATGACCTGCAATCAGGTCAGAAAAGCTGATAGTGACCTTATCTGTAGATGTATTAGCCACCCACAAGCGACCAAATGCCGAGATAGCAATATTAGCTTGTGGAACTGTAGCTACATAGCCTGTTTTCTCAGAAACTCTGCGATAAGTAGTTGTACTTACTGCTGGATCAAAGATGAGTGGATCGTGACCAGTTTGAAAGAAATAAGTGATTCCATTCAAAGATGCACATTGCCAATTAGATGCCGTAATAGTAGGAGCTGTTCCCCCACCACCATAGGTCAACTCAGTCACTACGTTGGAAGTACCAAGTTTAAATAACTTGTTGTTTCCCGCAAACAAAACTGTCAAAGTGCCATCAGTCTGGACTAACTCATGAATAACACCCACATTGTTAGCACCTAAATTTCCAGATGATGAGTTAACAAGCGTATAACCTTTGCGAGAGCCAATACGACCATATTGGTCAATCACGCAATTATTGGCAACCAAAGCAAAGCCAGATGCCAAATCCAATGGAGAGTCTTGCGAGTTTAGGCCATAAAAGCCTGGTGCGCTAATGCTTTGACTTTGTAGAGGCGCAGACATTACACAGGCTCAAAGTTGTTTTCAACATAGCGAGTGCCTTCGAGTGCAATAGCATCCGAGAGCATTCCACGGAAAAGAGCATAGGCTTCGGAAGAGGCAGTTCCTCCATCCTCGCCACGCTCAATCAAAGCCCGTGCATAAGCACTTTGGGCAACCAAATAATCCAAGACTTTTACAGATGTAGCGTCTGATGACAGAGTTGCTTGCGGTACAGCCAAGTCAAACATGACTGTATAGACCCCGTTAGGAATTGGAAATAACTCTACTTTAGTGTCTCCACTAGAGTCAACACCATCAAAGGTGAACTCAGAAGGTATGCCAGTTGATGGAGTACCAAAATTCAGTTTGCGGTTCATGTCCACAAAACTGATATTTCTTAAACCAATAAAACTTGTTGAATTGATAGCATCATTAACTTGGAACTTCTGACCCGCACCCGTCATTGAATAAGCGTGTGTGTTAGCAGTAGTTGTGATAGTCACTGTAGTGCTGAGAACATTCCAATTAAAGGAATCTTCAATCTGACGTTTTGCATCATTGACAAACTTGCCAATCAAAGAAGAATAGGTTGTTTCGCCAACAGTAGATACTGTGCTTTCACGCAAGCGAACTAGCACATCGTTAACAAGTTCTAAGTAGGTCATGTTCGTTGTGCTCCTTCAACCTCAAATGTTGCAAGTACAGACATTGTTGCTCCCGCTTCAGAAGTAGCAGTTATATAATCGCCTTCCTCCATCACAAAATATTGTGTGTCTGAAATAAGCGTTAATGTAGTTCTTGCTGATAAAAC